GGGAGTGCTTGTTAGCCTTCACCTTGCCATTGTACTTGTGGTAGTCATAACTATCCGACGTGAAGTGTCTCTTCAACGCTAGATACTTTTGATATACCTCAAATGGTTCCACTGTTTTCATCCTGCCTACGTAGCTTGTCATAGGTATCATTATACACCATTATTATCAATTAGTCAATCGGCAATTTTGCCGTTGTCTTTTCTACTAAATTCAACTTCTCTGCATCTTCATATATCAATGCTTTTAGTCTTTGATTTCTTTGAATGAGTGATGATATAGTCTCCGGCTCTACCTCATCATTCTTTGCTAAAAAATCTTCCACTGCATCGAGATATGTAATACGACCAGCCGAGTGTGCCACTTCATCGGTAATCATTTTAGCAAAGGTAGATGGGTTTAATAGCTTTAGTTCTATTGTACCGCTCACACATACTCCCATGTTAAGTTGTGAATCCTTTTTCTATATCTTCTGTAAGGGTTCTGGTTTCTTGTTCTGACAAAGTCAATTAAATTCCTTGCCTCGTCCTGCTTCCAACTATCCTGTCTAATATAGAATGGGTCACGCTTTGGAAAGCCTACTCGTATCATTTTGCTGTCATGTAGAAGCTCGTAGTTCCACTTCTTATGACCATCTCTTCCTATGGAGATAAAAAACTCAGCGTCACCTTGACGCACTCCACAAAACTCAATATCATATCCACCCGTTGACCAGAAACACTCCTTAGTCATAATCCAGCTATTGGGGTGAGTGCAATATTTAATAATTCCTTTTGGATCTAATAGTTCATAATCGCTCATGTTCTCAGGATAGTCCATATCAGCTTTTGGCAAGTAGAACCAACTCTCGTCCAACACCTTCTCAAATCGAAGGTAGTGGTAGATCTCTTCTTGCTCAAAGCAGTCTACATCTATCAGCCAAACCCAGTCAGTCTTGGCTATCTTGACTCCTAAGTTCCTACACGTGTGCGAGTTAAATCCAATGTCGCCCTTAACGTCTACACCCTGAACATCAAACGCACCTTTGTATGCATTGATGCACTCGTGGAAGTATTGTCTCTCAGGCCCATTTGCATCATTTATAATAATGACCTTTGGTTTGTAGTGGTACTTCTCAGCCATGCTAGCA